CAATGAACATGGCCAGTTACGATCGAGTGTATGAGTGGTATACTTCTGGACCGCGGCAGCGTTTGCAACCTGGAGGCAGGATAATTGTTGTGATGACGCGTTGGTCGGTCGCTGACTTAACTGGTAAGTTGCAAAAAGCGCAAGCAGAACCAAAAGCAGACCAATGGGAAGTAATAGAATTCCCTGCAATCTTGCCCAGCGGTAATCCGGTGTGGCCTGGTTATTGGAAGCTAGAAGAATTAGAAGCAGTGAAGGCATCCGTAAGTATACAGAAATGGAATGCACAATACCAACAAAACCCAACAGCAGCTGAAGGTAGTATTATAAAACGTGAATGGTGGCAAGTGTGGGAAAAAGAAGATATGCCGCCACTAGCACATGTCATACAAAGTTATGATACAGCGTTTATGAAAAAAGAAACTGCTGACTACAGCGCCATAACTACTTGGGGTGTATTTTATCCAGACGAAGAAGGAGAGGCACATTTAATATTGTTAGATGTGATTAAAGACCGGTACGAGTTCCCTGAACTAAGACGAGTGGCTAAAGAACAATATGACTATTGGAAGCCAGAAACGGTTATAATCGAGGCCAAAGCATCGGGGCTCCCGCTTACGTACGAGCTTAGACAAATGGGCATACCAGTTATTAACTTTACACCCAGCCGCGGAAATGATAAACATACTAGAGTAAACGCAGTAGCTCCGCTGTTTGAGGCAGGGATGATATGGGCTCCTGATCGTAAGTTTACCGAAGAGGTTATAGAGGAATGCGCTGCATTTCCATTAGGGGAACATGATGACCTTGTGGATAGTATGACTCAAGCCGTAATGAGATTTAGACAAGGTGGATTTGTAGTTCACCCCGAAGACTATGAAGATGAGCCGGTGTCTCATCAGAAAAGGACATACTATTAATGTTAGGCGAACTTATTGAAAGACTATCTAAACTGTATCGACAGTTAACTGATACTTTTAAAAAAACAGGTGACGAAGCTCTAAAACTTCAGATGGAAGAAATAGGTAGTGAGCTTGATAAAATTAAAGACTCTATCGTAATAAACAACGAAGCAGTAACAAACTTACCTACCAGTAAATTATCATCGTTAGATGAAACACTAAATAAAATATCAAAACAAATTGACGAAGCGGATGCTAGAATAATAACAAGAGAAGCACAAGATAGTGTGGACGAATCTATTAAGATGATATCTGAAAAAACTGGTTTAAGTATTGAAGAATCGCGGCTCGCTGTTATGGAAAAAATCAACGAAGGTTATCCTGTTGGTGATCTTAAAAGAACAGCGCCTAATGACATGGCGCAGATCAGAGCTTACTTAGATAACAACTTAAACTATAGTGCTAGTGATGCTGCTACATTTTTAGAAGACATAGAGGAGATTGCTTTTAGTGGAGCTATAGATCTATCTTCTGATGCTGCTAAAAATGTTTCTAAACAAAAAGCAATAGATATTATTGCCAGCGGTGACGATCCGGCAGCTAAAGGTTTTGCTAAACCAGTTGATATTGGTGTTAGTGATGACTTACAAAAATCATTAGAACTAAGCGACAGCTATGGCTTTCAAGTAACAAAAGATGCAGACGACGTAGTTCCTTACAGCGAGCTATCCTCAAAAGATATTGAATTGGTAAAACTTGGTGTGCCTATGAACAGTAAAACATATAGAAAAGAAATGGCGCTTATTGACAAAGGTGAAATGGCTCCAAGTGAAATGAGCGGTATTCCAGAATCACAGAGGAAAGGCATGAAGATGCTAGAAGACACATTATTAGGTGGTGTTGATATGAAGACTTACAAGAAAATTAATGAAGCAGAAGGAGCAGAAGCAAGACGTATTCAAACAGAAATAGAAGCCCTTCTTGATGAAGGTAGAAACGCAGAAGCCGAAGAACTATACAACATGCTTAAAGACCCAACCAAACGAACAAAGAATGCAGATGGTGGACGTATTAAGTTTTTTGAAGGAAGTATGCCAGACATTAGTGGTCTAGCAAGTGTAGATTTTTCTAATCTATATGGCGGAAGCATACCTGGTGTTGATAACCGAGTTGATTTTTTAGGTCGAGTAATTGAACCTTCAGCTGTACCACCAGTTAATGAAAGACCAGCACTAGCTGGTAGAAACCCAGACGGTTCACCAAAACAACCAAATCCGACTACAGACGCAGACCTATATCAACAACTATTAGAAAAGTACAGAAGACCAGAAGGGTCGGCTGAATATAACCTTCCCAGAGCAAGTGGACAATTAGCGCAAGACATGGCGGATCTTGGGTATATAGATAATAACCCAATGACCATGCAAGCTTTGACAAGTAAGTACAGCAATTTTTTAGATAACTTATATGGTGCAGCTCCTATAGGTGGTCAAGTTGCCTCTATATTTCCAAATGAAAGACCAGTAATACCTGATAGAAACCCAGACGGTTCACCTATAGTCGGACACCCAGAAATGTTTGACAACCCCCCAAATTATTTTGAAACAGGTCCAGGAGATGAAACAAACCCAAATGCACCTCCAGCTGATCCAAATGCACCATCTCTTAACCCAGATGCACCAGGGTATCTAGCAGAAACACCTGTAGTAGCAGAAACACCTGTAGTAGCAGAAACACCTGTAGTAGAACAACCTAAATACACACCAAAGTTTTTATCTTACGATGAATTAAAAGATAAAGATAGAAGCGACATAATCGATTATTACCGTATGCTAGCAGGTTTTAAATCTGGTGGTCAAGTTAAGGGCGTAGGCTCTTTATTTAGAAAAAAATAATATGGATGACAAACCTAAATTTCCTTTATCCCGTAGAAGTTTTTTACAAGGACTTGGTGCATTAGTTGTAGCACCTTTTGCAGGTAGTGCTGTAAAAACTGCAACTAAAGTAGCACCAAAAGTTGTTCCTGAAATGTCAGCACCAGGTATGCCTAACTGGTTTCCATTATTAGTAAACAGAATTAAGGCTGAAGGTAAACAAACTATGTTTGCTGGTAGTAAGAAACAACCAACTGACTCGTGGAAATATAGCGACAAACAGGGCAATGAATATATTTTAAGAGAAGACGCTATAAGCGGTGAGATAGAAGTTGTTACTCGTGGTGACGACTTTCAACAAGTTAGTTTTGAATATTTTCCAGACAAAATACACAGACAACCAGGTGGTAAATCTTTTAAAGAAGATGGAGAGTTTCATGTTGGTGAGTTTCAAAAAGGTGAACTTCAAGATTATGAAAACTACAGTTTAGGTGGTATTGATGAACTAAAACTACCAATTAACACAATAGAAGAATTTGCAACTAAAGGCAGAAAAACTCCAACACAAGAACTAGAAGAATTAGCTGATACATTTAAGAAGCAAACCGCAAAAGAAGAATTTGCAACAGGTGGCAGAGTAGGCTATAAATATGGTGGCGGGGTTGGAACCTTATTTAAGGAGAAAAGAATATAATGGCTGAAATTGATAAAGTATCGCCTACGCGATCAAAGCTACAATTACCAGATATAGAAGAACTAGCACAAGACGTTGATATACTCGAAGAACCAATTAACAAAGGTCCTGTCGAAATTAACCCAACAGAAGATGGTGGTGTCGAGATTGATTTTGATCCAGCAGCAGTAATCGCACAAAGCGGTGATGATCCTCGTGCTAATTTAGCGGAACTATTGGAAGAAGATATTTTATCTAGTCTTGGCTCAACATTACAGAACGAGTATCAAGACAATAAATCGTCTAGAGAAGATTGGGAACAAGCTTATACAAAAGGTTTAGACTTACTAGGTTTCAAATACGAAAACAGAACAGAACCCTTTGCCGGTGCCAGCGGTGCAACACACCCGGTACTTGCAGAAGCGGTTACACAATTCCAAGCACTAGCATACAAAGAACTTTTACCTGCAGGCGGACCTGTACGTACTAAAGTTGTTGGTAAGATAGATGATGTAAAACAAGCGCAAGCTGATCGCGTTAAAGAATTTATGAACTATCAAATTATGTGCGAGATGGAAGAGTACGAGCCAGAGTTTGATCAAATGTTATTTAATCTACCACTTGCTGGTTCTACATTTAAAAAAGTTTATTATGATGAAACAATCGGACGTTGTGTTTCTAAATTTGTACCGGCAGAAGATTTAGTCGTACCTTACAATTCAACTTCACTAGAAGATACAGATTCTATTATTCACGTTTTAAAAATGTCAGAAAACGATTTGATAAAAAATCAAGTTAGCGGTTTTTATAGAGACATTGATCTAGGAACACCTGCAAACCTAGAAGATAAAATACAAGAAAAGAAAAATGATTTAGAAGGTGTGTCAACATCGGTCACCGATGAAATATACACTCTGCTTGAATGTCATGTTAATTTAGACCTAGAAGGGTTTGAAGATATTAATGTTGAGACAGGCGAGCCAACAGGAATAAAACTTCCATACATTGTAACACTAGAAGAAAGTTCTATGGATGTATTATCTATTCGTAGAAACTACAATCCACAAGACCCATTAAGAAAAAGACAAAACTATTTTGTACACTTTAAATTTTTACCAGGACTTGGCTTTTATGGTTTTGGTTTAATTCACATGATTGGTGGATTATCTAGAACTGCAACTGCAGCGTTAAGACAATTACTTGATGCAGGAACATTATCAAACTTACCTGCTGGATTTAAGATGCGTGGTATTCGTGTACGTGACGAAGCGCAACCTTTACAGCCAGGAGAATTTAGAGATGTTGATGCACCGGGTGGTAACTTAAATGATGCATTTAAAATATTACCATTCAAAGAACCATCGCAAACATTACTTGCATTGATGGGTCAAGTTGTACAAGCCGGGCAGCGTTTTGCGAGCATCGCGGATATGCAGGTCGGTGATGGCAATCAAAGTGCAGCAGTAGGCACGACTGTCGCTCTACTTGAACGTGGCTCGCGGGTTATGTCAGCAATACACAAACGTTTATATGCAAGTATGAAACGTGAGTTTATGTTATTGGCTAATTGTTTTGGAACATACTTACCACCAATATATCCATATGATGTTGTCGGTGGTGAAAGACAAATTAAACAAACAGACTTTGATCAACGCGTAGATATTATACCTATTGCTGATCCAAATATATTTTCACAAACACAACGTATTAGTGTTGCACAAACACAATTACAAATGGCAATGTCTAATCCACAAATGCACAACCTCTATACAGCATATCATGACATGTATGAGGCATTAGGAGTCAAAGATATCGATACATTATTACCGCCACCACAACAACCACAAGCAGTTGATCCGGGACAAGAGCATATAGCCGCGTTATCAAGCAAACCATTCCAAGCTTTTCCGGGACAAGACCATACAGCACACATGAAAGCACACCTAAACTTCATGGGAACGATGATGGTACGTACAAACCCACAAATTTTGGCTGCTGTACAGAAAAATATCATGGAACACATCAGTTTAATGGCTCAAGAACAGGTTCAGCTAGAATTTAAGGACGAAATTGCACAATTACAGCAACTTTCACAACAAATGGCGCCTATTTTACAGCAACAACAGCTAAATCCGGCCGCAATGCAGCAAAATCCGCAAGTTATGCAGATGCAACAGCAACAACAGATGTTAAATGAGCAAATGGAGTCTAGAAAAGCCGTTTTAGTGGCAGAAACCATGGCAGAGTACCTAACAGAAGAGAAAAAAGTGCTAAATACCCTTGGAAATGACCCATTATTGCAGTTAAAAGCCGATGAATTACAGCTCAAAGCACGTGAAGAAGCACGTAAAAAAGAAGAAGCTGAAGATAAATTAGCTATGGAAAACCTCAAATTAATGCAAGCAAGAGAGCTTACAGAAGATAAATTGCAACAAGATGACGAACATGCTAAGCTTAGAGCGTCTGTTTCTTTAGCCAAAGACGGCATAAAAGAGATGAAAGCAACAGTTAAAGGGGTCAATTAATGTCGATTACTAAAGCTATAACATATCCACCAAGAGTAGGTTTTAGATATGGTAGCGGCCCATACGGCGGAGGTTTTGGTGGTGTACAGTCTGGATTCGGAAAAAGCAGTAGCAGTAGCAGTAGCAGTAGCAGTAGCAGTAAAAAAGGTGATAGTAAAGGTTTTGGTAATAATAGAAATTTTAGCGGAAGTTCAAGTAGTACTAACAATAATACTAAAAATAATAATACTAAAAATAATAATAACAACAATAAAAATAAAAACACAGGAAACATAACTAGTGGTAACGTAAGTTTTAGCGGTGGCATAGTTGGTGTAGGTAAAAACTATAAAGGTGGTGACTCTTGGAATGTTCCAGGAACTAGCATACCTTCAGCAGATGCCATGGCAAACCCACAAAAATATGGTGCAGGTGTTCAAGATTTAGTAAACAAAGAAAAACAAAAACAAGCAGCAAAAGCAGCCGCAGATGCAGCAAAAGCAAAATTAGACAAAGACAATTCATTACGAGATAGGTTAAATAACTTAATAAGCACTGATTTTAGTGCGTATAATCCTAATACAACTAGTTCAACACTAGCTATGTCTGAACAAGAATTAGCTAACTTGCAATCAAGGCAACAAAACGTTCTTGATGCTAATACATCAGCGTTGTCTTATGCTGATATGATGGGAGACCTAAGTCCTTTTAACAAAAGCACAACTAACTTTCTAGGAGCAATTAAAGCAAGCGAAGAAAACAAAGGTATTTTATCTAATCTTCCAACTCTTTCAGATTTTGGAAAATATCTTACTAACAAAGGTCCTACAGGAGTTTTAGGTGATATAGGTAGTTTAGCTTACAGTGCTGTAAAAGCACCAATCACCCCAACGGGAATGGGTCTAACAGTAGCCGGAATGCTTGGAGATATGGTTAATACAAACTATAGACTACAGGATGATGGCAGTATTACATCAAGTATAACAGGAGCGTTAGGCTTTCCTGACTACACTAATTTAGCAGGATTAGCTTCTGCTAAAAATTTAATTGGTTATGATAGCATGAGCCCAGAAGAACAAGAAGCAGCTCAACAAGGTATTCTTAGAGATGTTGTAAACTTTAATCCTGACGGTAGTTATACAACTGACTTTAGTAATGTAGATAAAAGTAGATACAACCCAGGCTCTGATTTAGAAGCAGCGGCGCGAGAAGCAGCAGCAAGAACAGGTGGAGGCCCAGGCGGTAACGCAGACCCTATTGTAACTAACACTGGTACAGGTGGAGATACAGGTGGAGATACAGGTGATGATGGTGGTGATGCAGGTAGTGGAAAAACATATACTGAAGCAGAAGAACGCACCATGAGTTATTTAGCTCAAATGGGATATGACAGAGGTTATGCAGAAGACTACATTGATCAAGGCGGAACACTATTTAATTTTGATATATATGATGACACTGACTTTGTTGGTGACTACATAAATACATGAACAAAAAACAAAACAATAAAATAAGTAAGGTAATGCGTGAGTTTAAGGGTGGTAAACTTAAATCTGGTCAATCTAACAAAAAAGTGGTAAACAGAAAGCAAGCCGTAGCTATCGCATTAAACGAAGCCGGTGTAAAACGAAAAACAAGGAGGTCATCATGATCGACGGAATAAAAACAAAAGTTATGGACAAGTGGAATGCTATGTCTCCAAAACTTAAAATAGTAGTAGCTGTAGTGGTTGCAATCATTATCATATCAATCATAAAATAATTAATGGGTCCATTACTCTCACTTCTACCTACAGTTTTAAAAACTGGCGCTCAGATATTCGCGAATAAACAAAAGGCGAAGATATTAATGTCGGACGCAGAATTATTGCACGCGAGCAAAATGGCGAACGGAGAAGTGGAGTACCAACAGGTGGTAAGACAATCAAACGACAAAGGATGGAAAGACGAGTTTGTCCTTATCCTCGTGAGCGCGCCCGTGATTTTGTTGATATGGAGTGTCTTTAGTGACGATCCGTTAATCCAAGAAAAATTGCACGCTTTCTTCGAACAGTTTAACAATCTGCCTTTTTGGTACCAGACGCTATTTGTAGGCGTCGTCGCTAGTATATACGGACTCAAGGGAGCAGACATATTCAA